GCTTAAGCGAGGTGGTTCAAGCAGTTATTAAATATCGCTTTACTTTATTGGTCTTGTGCCTTGGATTATGGTTCGCCATACCCTATGTGTCACAGATCAATTTAACGCAGCTTGCGTTCATAAACCCATTTATGGGTGCTTATTTGAAGCAAGTTGCTTATTGCACCTCGATTTGTACTCGTGGAAATATCACTATGGATGATTGTTACTACTATCATTCTTCGGAACAAGTATGTAACTTGATATGTGCTTCATACCCTCAATGGGCTCCTATATGGAATTGGTTTTTTAACCTGCCCGGGTTGTTTGAACATTATCAGATAATATTTACTGGTAATTCTACTACGTATGATTCGTGTTGCGATAGCCTATTTTATTATGAAGTGTTTACAGCTCCTAGAAAATCTATTTATTATGGTTCGCCATATGTATTTTGGTTTTTATGGGTGTTTGTATTCACTTATCATTTACTTTGGATTACACTTTTGACTTATTTACTTCGTAAATTTGTCTATAAGTCTTTTTTAACAATGTATCATGAATACCTTCGGGTAAAAATGATTCTTACTTATAAGTCGTTTTTCAAAAGTAAAGATGAATATGTACGTAAATTAACTGAGCAAATTCGTTTCTTTCGCACCACTAACCCTGATGTTAAACAACGAGTAGCAACCGATTTAATTACCGCCCAGATCACAATATTAGACTCCTTATGTTTTACTACTAAAATTATGTCTTTCCCTAAAGGATTGATTTATCTTAAAAAGTTTTATAAAACTCAGGAGAATAAAGAAGTATTTAAACAAATACGTGTTTTGAACGAAATTTTACCGGAAAAGTTTATACATTACTTCTCAGAGCTTTATCTCCGATTTACTCTTACACCTTATGAAACTGATCCTCAAGATCTTATGACGGCAATAGCTATTTCTTATATAGTTAAAACTTTGCCACTTGAATATAAACTTGAATCAAGTAAAGGAAAGAATAAAACCGGACGCGGTGCCCGCAAACAAGCAATGAGAGTCCCACGTGTTGTTCCTCGCCGTAAAACCAGCTTTGGTGCTGAATTTGATTATGCTAAAGATTTATCTCAAGCATATATGGAAGGAACGTTAACTGAAGATTATTATTTTGATTATCTTCGTACCAATTTTGGTATAGAAGATCCTGCAATGTTTTATGCCTTTAATCACGGAGTTGACATGATCAAAACTTATGGTATCGATCGACAATCGTTTTATAATCAGATGGAATACATTTATGATGATCTCTATGGAGATCAAGATTATGAGTATGACCAAGATTACTACGACCAACATGACGAATACCAATTAGATCGTGTAGCAGTTCTTGATGATAGAGGACATACTGTTTTTGCTCACCAAGACTTTGATGTCAATAGCGAACTTAGCTATGATGAGTATGAGACAGATGAAGGTAGAGTCTATGATTCTTCCATAAATTTCAATGCCCCTATGTATCAAAAATTAGTAACTCCCCAATATCGACCTGAATCAATTTTAAAACTTGATGCAGATACTGGTAAGCCTTTGGTTCGTTCTCTCAAAATTTCTCCATCTTGGGTAACTAAAAATTATCCAGAAGAAGCAAAACGATTTGATGGTGGTAAATTAATTCAAAGTGGTCCTTTCCCTATAGATTTAACATTTTTTGTTAATCATTTGGTTCGTCCTATTGGAATTAAAACTGCTATACTTATCGATTATTATCGACAAGGTAAGTTTCAACATGTGGAATATAATTCATCAGAGAAATTTGATGATTATATATTAGACTTAATACTCGCAAACGATTTACCTCAATTCAATAAACCAATTGGAACATTAGTTCACTCTGAGTCTACTTTTGGCCTTTATTACTATCAAAATACTTTTATCATAGTACCAACTAAGATAATTAAAGAAAGTAAAGAGTCAAAAAAAACTTTAGATGAAACAACTAGATTAGTTGTTGATGAGCTAGTTAAACTCCTTTTTAAAGGTTTGTCCCAAGTTCAATGTGAAACAACAGATGTATTGAAAAATATAGCTAATTCTAATCGGATTTTGGTTGAAAATGTATTATTAAATCTAAATAATTTTAAAGTTGGTAAAGTCCCAGAACCTGAAATACTTCAAGCTCCTTTGTTCGAATCTAAAGAACCTAAAAATGAGCAAGTGAAAGCTAAGGCTGAGACATATATTCCCACTGAAAAATATATTAGAAAAATAAAAACTTTTCGCCATTTTCTTAAATTAGAAGATATAAAAATATTAACTGTGGATGAAGCTAAAAAAAAATGGGCCGATTATTGCCATGATCCAAAACAATTTGATATCGGTTTTATAACAAAAACTGAATCAAAATTTGTATCTCAACCTAATAAAAAGAACGCCAAGAAAGGTTTTCAAAAACCTTATAGCCAATATAACAAAGATATTAGCGTGGACCCTTATGATCCAAAGAAAGCTAATTTTTCATGTTTGAAAGAATTTCGATCCTTTCATAAGCTTAAAAATCCTGACGTTACTGAAGTGGATTGGACCAGGCGATTTGAGGACTATAAATTGCATTGGATTGAGCGAGATTTATTACAAAATAAGAAGAAACAACAACAAAAGGAACAAGAGCCTGAAGATAAACTAATAATAGTTGATCTTGAAAAAGATAAAACAATAAGTTTTGTGGCTGATAAAACCTTAACTGTAACTTCTGAAATTGTGAATGAAAGTAAACTTGAAAATACTCTGTCTCTTGATTTAGACATAAAATACGCTAACTCTGTAGTAGTATATAAGGGCAATTGCCCTGATGCCAAATACAAAATTAGTGACCGATCACAATATGTTGGTAATGCCTCCATATTGACTCACAAAGGAATACAATACCTAGCTATCAATAAGCATTATTTCCATGGTTTTACCGCCAATGATAAAATGACTTTTGTAGGCAAAGGTAATGCTCCTGTAGTACTTTCTATATCAGAAATTGGATTAAAACATACTCTTGTTCATGCAAGAGAAGATTTAGTTCTTACTCAAAACCCGAAATTAATATCCTTAAGCAAATCATTTACTGTGGACTGTGTTCGTGGGAAGAAATATCCCAATCAAGTCTCTTTAACTTTTGTAAGTGATACCGCCCCTAGTGGGGTTTGGTATAGTGTTGGACATGTTACGGGACTTTGTACGGACTTAACTCCTGTTACTTATAATTCTGAAGAGGGTGCTTGTGGTGCTCCTGTTATTGGTCAACTAAATCGTATAATTGGAATACATGCTGCAACGGCTAGTATATTTAATTGTTTTTTATCATTTGCTGAGTCTCATTTTGTTGATTTGGTCAATTGGGATTTTTAGAAAGGGAGTTTTCTCTCTCCCTTAAAAAAGAGTCAGTTACCCATTGTTCTCCGTCTGGTGAATTTCACCCCCTAGTGCAAGATAATTGGCGACCTAATGGAACCGGATCAGTTAAATTCAATCATATGAAGAATCTTGGAACATGCCCCCGACTTGTCAGTGGTAATTTCAAGCAAAATTCACAAATTATAGATCCAATCTATCAAGCTTATGTCCAGGAAACTGGGGATAATTCTATTGAAAAACTTGTAGGTTGTACTCCTGCCATTCATACCCAACAAAGGTATATTAAATCAATATCAAAATGTGATAAGCCTCGGCTTCCACGTCCTGATGATCCTTTATGGCATATAGCTGGTGAATATACTCGTCGTATGTTTGATTACCAACATAATAGTAATTTTTCTATGATCTATGATATCAATATGTCATCTTCTGTGGGAAAACCTTATTCCTCTATGGGGTTTAAGTCTAAAGCTGAACTTTTAGCTTCTGAAATTTTCACTGCAGAGATACAACGTTGTCATACTCCTATTTGGTCAATATTTCCGAAAGAGGAATACCTTCCTTTTGACGATGTCGTGATCGATGAGAAACTTAGAACAATTTTTAATCCAGAACTTCCTTTCTTGATACACCAAAAATTTTATTTCGATGAACAAAATTATCGAATGAAAAAATACGCCCATAGTTTTCGAACTCATTGGCCTCGTTATGGTTTTATCAAACAATTTGGTGGTTTCAATCGATTATGCCTCTCTCATGAGTTGGCTTTTGATGATCCCATACATTTTACTATAGATGTTTCTGGTTATGATCGTGATATTTGTCTTATAGAAGTATATGATGATAGAACTTATTTTCTTTTTCCCGGACAGGATTTTATGATAAGAAAAACAGGTGATCAGGCCGAGTTGTGCTCAACCGAAGATGTATGTATTAAAACACATTATCAATGGGTAGTAAAAAACACACTCGAACCTGTTTGCTGTATGAATGATGGAACTATGTTTCAACGCCCAGATGGTAACTCTAGTGGTTCAAATAACACTACTGTTGACAACTGTTGGTCACATACTCGTATTTGTTTTTATTTATATCTTCGTTTAGGAGTTAAGCAATTCGGAAGAATATTGTCTTATTCTGAGATATTGGCTAATGTTGTCAAATCTCTTTATGGAGATGATATTCTAGGAACATTAAACAAACCCTTTTGGTTCCCTGATGGATTCGTCCAACAGGAATTTGAGGATTTTGTACGTGAAACCTATGCCTTGTTACGGTTAACTGTAAAGGACCGTGCCTTTAAAATTTCCCCTTCTTTGGAGGGATTAGAATTTTTGGGCTCTACAGCGCAATGGAATAAATCGTTAAATGCCTGGATTCCGAAACCTCGTTTGGAAAAATTGACAACTTCAATTTCCCAAATGTTGAAACTTAAGTCACCTGATGTCATAGCGGCATCTCTTACAACTTTTTTTGATCTAACTGCTTTAGGGCAGTCTGAAGAGGAAAAGATTGTACAGATTTTTATTAGAAATTACTCTAGTTGGCTTTTAACTAATTATCGAGATCATTTAACAAATGAGTCTGATATTGCTAAGTTAATGGATATACGAGATAGGAAATGCAGTGCCTTAAATATAGTGCTCGGTTTAGAACAATTCGAAATACCTATACAGCAACAATCTGCCCAACCTATTGGAGGGTTTAGTTTTTTCCCTTCTGAGCAACAAGCTTCTCATATTCATCGGAAGGAGGTAGGCTTTAAAAAATATATGATGAACAAAAATCAGAAGAAGAAAGGACTTCGTGTGCCTGGCGCTTTCGTGGGTGGTGTTCCAAGTTTTCCAGAAATGGAAACAGAACCCATCATTAATCATCATCAAAAACAACAACAACAACAACAACAACAACAACACCGTAAAAAGTCTAAGGCAACTTGGATTTTAACGGAAACAGATTTTTGTCCCCCCGGATTCGAAACCTTACCAGAGACTTTGTCTTTTGCAGGTGGAATTCCAGGAGGCCCAAATTTCCTAGCTCGAAATTACATTGGTTTCATAAATGAGTACAGGAACTCTGCACATTCAAAAGGTCTTCCAATTATAGAAGACATTACCTATGACTATAAAATGACTGGAATGGCACATATACCTGGGTGGGAATGCAAGGCAACTTGCACCTACTCGGGTTTGCGCTATAAAACCCTAACACGTCATAGTGTTAAAAAAGATGCTCAGCAGGCCTGTGCTCGTATGGTTAGTTTGTATATAATACATCAATTGTGTCGTAAAAACAAGCTTTCCAATGAGACCACTGTTGCTCGTCAAGACTTTTTAGACTTTTGGACTGCTATGCAGCCTAGGTTTTTACTTTTGACTCAAGATGTTCGTAAGAGATATGAGGGATTCGTCCCTCATGTAGCAGACTATTATTTAGAATGTGATCCTAATGAACTTTTTGAAGATATTGTAGACCGTAAGTTTAAGATTTTTCGCAAAAAAGATTCCTCTAATAATCCTAAGGGATGGAAGGAAGACTTGACAGCAGATGGTGACGTAGAGGAAAATCCTGGTCCTACTTTTCGGAGTAGGCTTGGTAGAAAACTCTCCTTTTATGAGTGCATCTTTCGGGATGCACAAGATAATCTTTTTCACAACACACAATTTTCAACACCCTCAGCATTACAACATGCACAAGAGGTAGAAGATTATTATTGGTATTGTCGAGATCGAAATTCTAATTATGAAGGGGATTTTGAAGAAGATCTGTCTTCTGATGGTGATGTTGAATTAAATCCTGGACCCTTGACAAAGGCCCAGTATTTACAAAAACATAAACTTAAATATGATAAAGCTGGTTTAACTCCTGCCCAAAGATCCCAAAGGTATGCTCAATATGCCCAAGGTCAATCTAAAATGCGGGTTCGACCGGCTACTAAGAAACAATTACGACCTAGACGAGTTCAAGGTGGTGCTGTGGATGGTTCAGTTTTTAATTCTGGCTCAAAAATGGTCGCTCGCGATCAAATTGCAACTTTTTCAAAACGACTTCCTAAAGGCCCTCCTGTTAATATGTCATCTTGTGCCAGATTATATGCTATTGGATTGGTTAATCCCTTTTCCTTTTTCGATTCTACTGATGCTCGATCAAATAGACCTATGGGCTTAGGAGATGTCCCACCAGACTTACCCTGTTTACCCACTTTTCCATCTTTGAAATCTCGTCGTACTAAATTTTATATCAGAGGAACAACTGTTTCTGATACTAATGGTGAATTGTCTGTCTCTTATGCCCCTCGGCGTTTGGCTAACAATTATGCAACTACTCTTAATAATCAATGTCCTTTGATTTTAAGCAATGGTACTCTTCCAACTTTTACTAGTCAGTTTCCGGTGCTTGACACCGGTGCTGCACTTACAACAGGATACTTAGCTTTAAATTTTAACTCCGACTACACAACAACAAATATAAATTCTCTCAATAATGTTGAGAGATTGGTATGTGCTGGAGTTAGAATTAGATATGCTGGTCCTGATCTTAGTCGTTCTGGAATTGTACAATGCTGTATGGTCCCTAGTCATAATTCTCTTAGTAATCAATCAGTCGTCACAATGTCTAATTATGAGACTTATTTTCGTTTACCTGTTTCAAAGAAATGGTTTACTCTTGTTTACACACCTGTTCTACCTGGAGAATATCAATATGATGTTGATATTATTGCAGACGGATTTGGGGAAGATAACCTCTTAGGAGCCGCTAATTCTCATTTTATGGGAATATACGTTACTGGTGCAGCGCCAAGTACTCTTTTTGAGTATGAAGCCTGTGCCATAATGGAAGCAGTTGGCAATAATATTCGAGGTCTTCGCCTAGCCGATTCTGATATCCGTGGTTTAGAAATGGTCAATAATGTGGTTCGTCCTGAAACACAAATGGCTATAAATACAGATGGTGTTTCATCAGTATTGAACAACATCATTCGTGGTGCTGGCATGTTAACTTCAATTGTCCCTAGTGTAGCTAGGGCTGCTAGTACTATATTTGACGTTGGTTCTATGTTTCTTTGAGTAAACTTATTTTATAAAACTTTGGTTTCCGGCCTATGAATCTTGGCCCCTTTCTGAGCAGTCTCTTTAACTGACAGGTGGTAAAATAGGTTTGCTGTGTGGTTTTCTGACATTTTCAGTTATGTCTTCCCACACATTAAATAATTGCATAAATTTGGTAGCCCATGGTAAAATGTACATGGTCTGACGTGCGCTAAAGTGAGATGAAACTTTCCAGTCCCTCGACAGGGCTCCTGGATGATCTTAACGACGAACGAAAAGAACTACGC